ATCCTCGCCATCGCCCAGCTTCGGCTTGGGCGGCTGCGCGCCAGGAGGCACAGGCCCGAACTTCGGCGGCCCTTGAGGACGGTTGGGCGGCACCCGGATCGGCTGGCCAGACTTGGCCGCAGACTGAGCCCGCAGCATGTGGAACGGGTTCGCCTCGAACTGACCCTTCGCCACCATCCCAGGCGGCGGCGTCGGCGGCAACGGCATCTGCGGCGCGGGCGGCTCCTCAGGCTCAGCCCCGAACTCATCGATGGCGTCCTCAAGCCCAGGATAGACCCCATCCTCGGTCAGCTGCGAGATCACCGACTCGCGCAACGCGTCCTCGTTGATCAGCCCGGTCCCGACATAGACCTGGGTCATCTGCGCCTTGACCAGACCGGTCGCCGCCTTCGCCGCCGGATCCGGCTGGTAGAGCGGGTTCCACGCATAGTCGATGCCAGGATCGAACGTCCCCAGCGCCGAACGCTGAATGCAGATGTCGAGCGGCAGAAGCGCGGGCTTGTACTTCGACTTCTGGTTGCTCGCGATGTCGTCGTAATAGTTCTTGATGTCGACTTCGCCGCCGCTCGACCCCGGCGCCGCCAAGCCCTTCGACGGCGCGTTGCCCATCAGTCGCGACTCGGGCACTCCGCCCGCCGCAGCCGTCACCTGCATCGCCACCTTGATCAGTTCCGGCGTCGAGCCGAAGTTGGTCTGAATGCGCTGCCAGACCTCGTCCTTGTCGAGCAAGAGCGTGTTGATCGACGACTTGGCCATGTTGGCCAGACCGAACCGCTGCAACGTCTTCTGCGTCATCTCCGCCGTCGACAGCTTGCGGCTCAACTCGGGGATCGACACCACGTCCATCTTCATGTCGTTGACCATGCTGGCGAGCCCGCCCATGATCATCGCGAAATCCTTGAGCGAGTCCTCGACCGTCTGCAGGATCGAATCGCCCCAGCCGCCGCCCATCGGCGCCAGCCGCCAATCCGGTAGCTCGTTGCCGGTGAACTCGATGATCCGCGACGGATGCACCTGCACCAGACCAACCGGCGGCCCAGTCATCATCGCCGGATCGCTCAGCCCAGGCGGCGGCTTGATCGTCTTGCCGACGCTCGGCGCTGCGCCAGCCTTCATCCCCGCCGCGTAGATGTCGACCCCCTCGTTCGCCCCCAATCCGATCATCGGCGTCGCCACCGTGTAATATTGCGGCCGGGTGTAATAGGGGCTCGCCACGTCGTAGATGCGCGGGCCCGCCGCAAGCTCGTAGCGGTTGACCACCACCACCCATTGCAGATCGTTGAGCCCGACCTTGTCGAGTTGAAGCTCGTCCTCGGGCTGTCCTTGGTCGACCCCCATCACCAGCGCGCCGCCACCATAGAGCCGCGCGCGGATCAGCGCCTGCCGCAACTTCTTCTGCAAGTCGAGCTTGCGTTCCAAAGCGTCGATCTTCTCCATCTTCGGCCGGTCGGCGGTCCACGCCCGCCACTCCCGCGTCGCGTCGTCGGCAGGCAAGTCGACGATCCGCCGCGCCAGCCAGTCGGAGCGATACATGCTCTCCAGCTGGTTGCGGTCGAGTTCCTGGTAGTTGTAGGTCGCCCACTGACGCGGGTCCTTGGCCGTGCCCAATCCCGAAACCAGATTGAACAGGCTGTCCTTCAGCCGGTAGAGCGACGCCGCCATGCCCAGGCTCATCTAATCGACCCTACCGAAGAAGTGCACCATCGGCTGGCCCACCAGCATCGAGACGACGCAGATGATGAACACCAGGAGACAGATCAGCAGATAGATCCGCTGAATGTTCCACGGGATCGCCCACTCAAACAGCTGCGCCGCCCAGGCGATGATCGCGCCGACCAGCACCAGCACCGCCGCCACCAGAACGCAGTTGAGAATGCCGATCAGGAGGCCTGCAACGCTCATGGCTTGTCCTCCTTGCGATACGGGTCGAACCGGCCTGCGCCGGGACAAGGGCACGGACGCACGACCACGTTGGGAAACTCGAAGTGAAAGCCGAGCGGCGTCGTGTCGTCGGCAACCTCGATGCAGTCGCCGAGCGCCAGCGCCGTCTCGTGCGGATCTTCAATGCCGCAGTCGAGACACCACGCTCCCGGCCAGCCGCTCCAGCGATGCTCGCTCATGCGAACCCGTTCCGCGTGCCCTTGGTGTCGATGGTCATCGCCATGTGACGCGGCGCGTCGGCGCTCAGACCGAGATGCACCCAGGTGTCATATTCGTGGATCAGCTGGTCGACGCCAAGCTCCCGCATGTGCGGCTCCAGCGCCTTGCAGATGTCGCGCGGCGTGCCGAAGCCGGGAGCCGTGAAATCCACCGCGAGCCCGCTCATATGCGCGCTGGTCTTGCTGCCGCCGACCGCCGCATTGACCTTCGGGCTGCGATAGCCGGAACTGATCAGGACCGGATTATCATCGAGCAGGGCGCGCACCGTCTCCATCACCTTGGCGAGGCGGATCAGGTTGGCATGCTCTTGGCCATGCGGCGACGGCACGTTGGGTAGTCCCTTGCGCGCCGCCGTCTGGCTCAAGGTGAACTCCTCCAGCGTGAAATTGGGCGTGAGCAGGGTCATTGGCCGCACTTCTCCAGCGCCAGCTTGAGAATGGCGTGGTTGTTGTCCTGCGCCGTCCGCACCGCATAGCCGATCATGAACAGCATCAGCACGTTGAGGATGACGATGACGAGCAGCATCGGTTGACCCTTGAGCGCGTTGACGGTCTCCTTGCCGACCTCGCCGAGGCTCATCTCGGGCAGGTCAGCTTCGGCGCGACCGCGCCTGCGGCCAGATCGGTCTCAGCCAGCATGGCCTGAAGCTCCATCAGACAGGCGAACGGGGTCGCGACGCGAACGCCCTTGACGACCGCAATCGCATTCGCCTCGGTGCAATCGTCAGGCGCGAGCGCCGCGAGGCAGATCAACAAGGTCGGCAGGATCATCGACTTGCCGTGAAGGTTCGAGCCGCACCACGTCATCCTCGTCGTGATGGGTGGAGAACTCGACGATCACCGAGTCCTCCAGGCCAGTGAAGCGATGGATCGTCTGCGGCTTGATCTCGATCCGGTCGCCGGGAGCCATCAGGACAATATCGCCCGAGATGTGCGGGTCCAACGGCGCAATGAACTCGCGCCACTCGAACTGGACCAGTCCGCTCATCAGGTAGAACGTCTCATGCTTGACCGGGTGGAAATGCCACGAGCACTGCCAGCCCTTGCGCAAAGTCAGGATCTTGCCGCAGTAATCCGGCGTGTTGACGATCCAGTCCTCTTCGCCCCAAGCTTTCGCGTGCTTCATCGGAGGACTCCACGATGACCGACGATCATCCTTACGAGAAGGCGGACAATATCTCGCTCGACAGATGCCCATGCGGCTGCGGTCGGCTGCGCCTGATTCTCCACCGCGAAGATGACAGCGTCATCGCCAGCTGCCAGTTTGATGATGATGCTTGGCTCGATATATCCGAAAAGATCATTGAGGCTCTTTTGAAAAGAGGTTCCGTCTGACCACGACCAGATCGCCATACTCCTGCCCAGTCGCTTTCCAACCCCAGCGTTGGGCGTCGGGCAAGGTCGCGCGGCGTATCCACACCGACCCCGAATGAACGACGGACCCGTCGTCGATCACCTTGCCCCAACCGTCGATGCAGCCAGCGAGGCAATAGACCCCCGCCACGGCGCCGTCGTCGGATGCATGAGGCTTGCGCTTGGCCATGGTCACAGCTTTAGGTGTTTCATGCACAACCACAACCCACGCGACCTGCGCGTCTACCGAGCCTCAATGGTCAAAAAGTATCTGGCGGTCCCAGCGACGTGGCCCGACGGCATCGATACCAAATACGACCGATGGTACACAGACCATCAGGCCTATTGGGACGCACTGTCCAAGAAGGTCGATGGGCCGCTCAATTCGCCGCACTGGATCGACCCGCTCGACGATCCGATCCAGCATCCGCAGCTGCACAGCGACGGCTACCCGGAGGATGACGTCCCGCGCCGCGTCGATGCAACGAAAAAGCCTGCAACGAAAATTCGAGCCGTCAACAATGCAACGGAAATTAGCGAGGCGCTCGCGCAACGCCAACGCGGCAGACCGTCGACCGGCCAAGCGATGTCCAGCACCGAGCGCTCACGCCTACGCCGCGACAAGCTGAAGGACAAATAGGACAGTCCTATTTGTCCGTCACATTCGAACGAAGAACCTGGGCGCGGGGCGGCGCCAGGAGCGCAAGCGGATTTCGAGCCGCCACAGAAAGATCGAGAGGAAGCCAAACCGGCCGAGGTCGTCCGTGAGCGTGCGGCAGGCGAGGCCCCAATTCCGCTTATGCCAGACGATCTGCAGCATCAGCGATGACCTTATCCGGGGTTCTCCGCCCAACGCCTAGAACGAGCGCTGCTTCGAGGAAGATGTCGATGTCGCCGTCCAGCACACCCTCAACGTCAGACGTCTCAACCGCAGTCCGCAGGTCTTTGACCCTGGGCTGGTGGCCATCCAAGACATACGACCGAACCTGATACGTCTCTCTGCCCACGTCAGCTGACCCACTTCATCGAGTGGTCATATTGCGAGCCGGTCACCAGCAATTCGCTCAGCGCCCACACCAGCGCGTCGACCCGATCCGGCGAGCCGTCGCCCATAAAGCCTTCGCTCGCCATCATGCATTGCTGATCCTCCAGCGCCAGCATGTCCGGCGCGACATGGGTGATCAGCCCGCGCTCGTATAGCGCGCTCACCGGCTCGGCCCGCTGCACCTTGCCGCGCGAGGCAACCACTTCCGAAAAACTGACGTTTCCGTCAACCGACTTGACCGTATGCTCGACCATCGCGCCGCCAAAG